TCCATTCTTAATGCTTCTTGGTTAGACATATTGCCCATATTATTGTTACCGTATCCTGCTAGTCTTTGTGCTTCCATCATGCGTAATGCTTCTGCTTCAGATGGGCTACCTACACCAGTAGGTGAGCTACCATTCATGTTAGACATCACACGCATAAGGTCTGCAGGTGTAGCTTCGCCTCGTGTGGGTGTGGCTGTTGTAGATGCACGTTTAGCGTATAGGGCTGCTTGTTTCTCTTCATCTGACATTTGTCCACCAGACATTGCGTTTGAGATGTAATCTAATAATCCTGCCATAATATATCCTATGTAAAATTTACCCTACTGACGTTTCCTACGCAGAGAGGTTTTCGATTTTTAAAAAAAAGGGGTGGGGGGGTCTTATTCTATTCCTGTAATTATTTTAACTTCTACAGGAGAACCATCTGGGTTACCACTAATCTCATGCTGTGTTGATTCTTTCCATTTAGCACGAGACTTAAGCCAGAATATCATAGCAGTTGTGTTTCCTTCTTTAGCTTGTTTAAACAGTGTCTCTGCTACAGAAGCGTTAGCCTCAATACGACCTTTGTCAAGCTCTTCTTTATAATACTTGACAAGCGTATCATGTGATATGTTTAATACGGAAGCTATATCTTCATGGCGTGTCCCTACTGTAGATAAAGTGTAAACCTTAATTCGGGTGTCCGCATTTGGAAGGTGTGGGGGTCTTCCTCTTCCTGTTTTGTCTTCCTCTGTCTCTATCGTGTCTATGTCTGTATGTATAGCGTCTATGTCTACCTCTATCATGTCAGTAGATAATACCTCATCGACTATCACATCATTGACCATATTGTCAACAGGGTTATTCGTTTCATTATTCATTTAATACTTATACCTTTATATATATAACAGATTTATAGCTGTTTACAATTCGTTTACAATTCTTTACAATCTTTTACAATAATAATACTTGACAAGTTATTTAATGGGGATATGATTACATTGTCAATCTTGACAAATAACTTAAGGAGACTTAAACATGAAAGTATCTAATATCGTAAACAATAGAGGCAACATCGTTGCAAACCAATTCATTATTCATAATGACAAGGCAACCTTCTTCCAATCCTATAAATCTATTATAGTTAAGATAGAAGACGGAAAAACAATTCTTGACCCTGTTTATTGGAATTATTCAAGGACTACATCAAAACATCGTTCTACATTCCTTAATGAATCAACTAAAGAGACTCAAAGGAAGATTAAAGAGGGCGTTTACATACTAGCTAACTTAAACTAGTATATATGTTATAGGGGGAATTTTAACCGATTCCCTTTTATAACTACGTTTAAATAATACTTGACAAATAAATAAGGAGTTATTACCATGGATTTAATACTAATCATAGGCTTTTATATATTCATTAAACTATTAATAACTATGTCTGATTTAAACGCTTGACAACATAACAGGAGATAATATTATGAAACTATCTATAAAACAATTAAAAGAGATTAAACAACAGATTGACAAAGGCTTGACTTTATGTCTTCCTCAATCTATATCATTAAAGCAATATGACAACATTATCAAACAAATTGACAATTACATCAAAAAGGAGACTTTACAATGATTAATACTAATATCAGATTCAATGGTTTTTATGACTCTATTCATTCAGATAATATAGACCATGCAATAGAGTCTTATTATGCAGATGATAACGGATTCTATGACTATAACTTAATAGCAGATAACATAGACTATAAGACAATCTTTAAAGACTATATAGAGGTCTTTACAGATGAATTTAAGTCATGGATTCATGATAACTATGACCTTGACATAGACTTTAAGGACTTATTACTAAATAGCCCTCAATTTTATAACTATTCAACAGATGTTATCAATTGCAATATATCAGATAGAGACAATTCCCTATTAATGATGACATTTAAACGTGATAAAGACTTCATAGAGTATTTAGAGGATAGAACTACTTCTAGAAGCGGTTTTATATCTCATTATAGCTTTTCAGAGGCTTTATCAAATAAAGATGACATTCTATCGGATTATATTTTAGAATACCTTGTCAGTAAATTTGAATCAGATAATCTATTCATGCTTGACAATTATGACTTTATATATCAATCTTTACATTAAGGAGATTAAACAATGAATAACTTACTTATGCACTTTGTCTATGCTTTTATAGGTCTTATAAGCCTATATTCATGGGTTCTTTTACTATTCTTATTTTAAGGAGACTTGACAATGATTTTATCAGTATCAATTAACGCTTATCAGTATGAAGACTTAACTTCACACGATGCAAAAAGAAAAGTTATATATTGGCTTGACAATGACCCTCAAGAATACGAAAGGGAAGATGGCACCTTTGGCTATTCTTATTATAGTGATTTAAGCCAAGAAGACGAACATATAATTATTGAATTCTGTAATATGAATAATTATAAATTCGATAAGTACGGAAACCCTATACACCAATTAACACTTTAAGGAGACTACAAAATGCAATTAGAGACTATACAAAGTATTTTCTTTGATATATCAGACCTACAAAATGGCTCTATACCATTTGGGTATGATTCTATCAATGAATGTTATGACAATATAAAAACTCAATTAGAGGAATTAGAATTATCACTTAAGGAGGCTTAACAATGACCTATTCAATAAACTTAAATAGCACTAACTTTGAAACTATAACCATGCTTTATAACATTGACAAAAAGCATATAAACAGCAATAAATATTTGGGACTTGCTTATTTTTGGGATTGTGATATAAAACATGAAATGCGGTGCATTAATAGCCCTCATTTAATGAAGCAATTACATAACCAATTTATAAAGCAAGGCGTTCCCTTTGATAGTGAGAATCAATGCTTTGTCACTAATCAAATAGCACTTGATATTATTAAGAATAGTAAGTTATTACAAAAACGTATTAAAAAATGTTTTAATTAAGGAGACTACCATGCAAGTAGATTTAGACTATATAACAGAACAGCTACACGCTATTGACATCGTTCTATCAGATGTTGTCTATAGAGGTGATACACCTAGCGGTTATCTTACTATAAACGCTTATTTAGATGACATGAAATGTCAATTAGGTGAAATCACAGATGAAATCAACCTTTTAAGAACTAGGAGTTAATTATGCAAACAATAGATGATTTACTATCGGATACACTATTCCAATATATTGATAAAGAAGACATCGACCCTCAAAATGAGTTATCCAATGAGGATTGGCAAGGATTTCTTAATCAATACGCCTCAACCTTTGCAAGTGAAGCAAGTGAACTAGCTAACTCTTTGCTAGACGAATATAAACTTAATTGGCTTGAGTCAAAATATGACAGAAAGGTTAATGATGAGTGATTATACTTATTCTTATGAACCAGATTCAAAATATAAGTTTAAATTCTATATAAACCATGAACTTGTTTACTCATTTGAAGATTGCGACCCTATGACCGATAAGGAAGCAGAAAATTTTGCAGAAAACTTATATATTGAATGGTTAGATAATACTACTTCATTCAGACCTAATAACTTTATGAATTACTTATAAGGAGGCATTAAAATGAGCATAGAGACAAATAATCTAGACACATTTATTGAAAAATACGACAAAATTCTACCTAGCGATTGGGATAGGTCAGATATTATTAATTGGTTAGTTTATAAAGTGGAGAGTCTTATAGATGTTAAAGAGTTTTTTGACCCTACTTTATATGGCATGATTGATTTTGACGAAAATGCCATTGGAGACAAGCCTTATGGTTTAGAGACTTATCTAGATATTGAAGTTAACGATTGTGTAGATTGTTATTGGTTCAATACCGAAAAAGAACGTCTTCAATTTATAAAAGACGAAAATATTAATTTATTAAATAATTAGGAGGCATCAAAATGAACGCAGACGAAATTGAAGACAACCACAATAAAAATTTAACAGAGTGTTTACATCGTATGTCATTAAAAGACGTTGACCATATTATTAACATTTTGTTATGGGAACA